CTGTGTATCAAAGCCACCCATAAGTGCTTGAACACCCTGACCAGTAATAATGGAAGCATCAATGTTTCCAGTACGTCCCTCTGGGTAACGTGTTCCTGTGCGTAGTTCTTGCTGCAACAAAGCCTGTTCTGTAAATGCTCCAGGTGGAATATTAAGGTCTACGCGTCTTACACCTGCTGGGTTAGATGTGCGAATAATTGAATCGCCACCTAGTTCAAGTTCTGTTACATCTGTTGGCAAGACAATTGGTGACTGTACTGACTTCTCTGCTGCTTCCATTGCAAGTAATGCAAATCGATTGCGAAGCAATTGAATACCAAGTACATCATCAAACTGTCCACGCATCTCACCATCAACTGATGGACGCTTAGCAACAATAACCATCATCTTGCCAAGCGGATTAGCCGCTCTAGAAAGAATTAAATTATTTTTTTCTGGAACAAACAACAGAGATTGCTGCGCATCGTAATAACGAATTATCTCTAGTTGAGCGTTAAGGTCCTGCTTGTACATTTCTGGACCAAGCAGTTCTCTTGCATACTCAGGAAACTCTGAAGCAAGTTCCCCAATGCTTAAGTAATAACGCTTTGCAAAGGCGATACAGCGTCCGTAGCGGTCAAATTCTGGGTAAGCCCCCACTGGATTTTCTACACGAATACGCGGTAGCCCTGCTTCTTCGTCTAATTCAATAATGAAAGGGACGAAACCAAATGTGATGTACATGTCTGCGCCTGTGTACATCTGTACCTGCAAATCAGAGTTTGCAAAATAATTATTAGCAATACGGGTACGTGTGTCCGCAAACTTGCGAGCACGGTCGTTTGCTTGGTTAGCAGCAGAACAGTTAACAGATGGCAGTGGTGCCATTACCTCTGATAGGTCACGGGCAACAATGTCAATAAAGTTAGCAACTACGTTAGCATCAACACCCTGCGGAAAAAAGTCTGGGTAAACACTTGCTATCTGTCCTTTACGGACAGCAAGAACATCTTGTTGGCGTGCATCACGCTCAGCAGCGCGTTCCCTTAAGGATTCAACTCGCGCTGAAATTTGTTCTATAGAAAGCATTATTGTCCTAACGTAGATTAAAAATTATTTGTTGTACTGGTTTGTTGCGCCACCACTGCCCATTGGGCGATATAGGCTGCCAACCATAGTTCCACCTTTTCCTGTGATTCCAGGATTGGTGCGAATTTTTACTGTTGGACCCTTAGGTTGATTCTCTGAACGTTTTGTAGTAGTACCAGAAGAAATACCTTGTACTCTTGAAGACTCTGAAGCATTTCTTTGAGCACGTTCAGCACCTGACATTGGTGAGACTGCCTTAACGTTTGAAATAGGAGTTGTTGGTTTTGCCGCTGCTTTATTAGCAGCCTTAGCATCGGCCTTGGCTTGTGCAGCCTTTGCCTTTGCTTTTTCTTTTGCCTTAAACTTTGCTAGTGCTTCGTCTGCTGACTTTGCCATTTTTATCCTTATCCGTATTGTTGTTGCCACATTTCAGATGCGGCTTCATCTAAGTTAATTGATGTGCGTCTACTTTGTTGTGCCCTGGTAGCCCAACGATTATTTGCATACCTAGCGATATTGCTATTTTGCTGCATAAACTCACGGGCACGGATAACCGCAAACCATAAAGCCATAACAGTATCTGTCTTACCTCTGGTGTCAGGCTTCCAAGTAATTAACTGTTGGACTAACGCCTTCATACCTTCTGAGTTTTCAGTACTAGGTAATTCTATAATGTTGTTCTTTTGGAACTTGCCCTCACGAGTAGTGCCAAAGAGCGTTGACATAGATGCCACACCGAAGTTTGTGTCCCATTTGTTCTTGCCTGTAAAGTGAGAATTAAGCCGTACGCCGTGTGAAGAGAGCCATGTTCGTAGTTCTTCGTCAAGGGAGTAGGCTTTTTGGTGTGCGTTGATTTCAACTCGGAACTCTTGCGGTTTATACCGAAGCGTAAAATCTTCAATTGCTTGCCTAATCTTTTGCGGTGTAGGTTCTGTCATGTTTAAACAATCCAGAACATAAATCTTTCCATCAGTCCTGTTATAGGTAATAGCCACAAATGCAGCGTTGCCTGACATCGCAGGGTCAAAACCAACAACAGTGTAACCCTCAACTTGAGATGGATGCCCCGCTGCCCCTTGTCTTAACGGGCCACGCTTACGCATGCCGTTGATAGAACCTTGCACCAGTTCAGGCGGAAAGATTGAATCTTCAACTACATCTTCTTGTTGATAAACAAGCGCCCATGTTGCTGGTGTTACTTCGCTTCTACGCTTGAAAAGCGTTTCGCCATCCCACTTGGGGTATAACCCATCCTCGTTAGGTGGGGTATCTTCATCCCCGTCCCATGGTGTATCACTTAAAGGCCAGAGGGTTTCCCAATCTGCTGGCTTATCCCCATACTCAAGAACTGCTGGCATACCCATGTATGTGAAAGGTGACTTGCCACCAGACCAATGCTTAGGGTCACGGAGTTCTTTATAAAAATCAGATGGCGCAATACGGGTTCCTACCACCAGTAACTTACCATTCTTGCCCAGACGGGTAATAACTTCCTTCTGCAACCAGTTAATTTGCTTCTCATGCTCATGAGCGTTAGAGGTGGTTATACAGTCATCCAAAATAATCAGGTCAGCGCGAGCACCGTAAATCTGCCCACCCATACCCAGTGCCTGAATTGTTGGGTCTTTTTCACTTGAGTTTCTCGCATCACTCCCAAGGTAGACCGTATCAACTCGCCAAGTGTCTGAGTCTTCTTTCCATCCCCCTTCAGGCCCAAAGGTTGTTTGTAACTTGAGCCAGCGCGGGTGAGATAATCTCTGCTTGATTGCGTACACGAACTCGCGTGCTTTGATAAGGGTTTTCGACACCACAATAATGCGGACATTCGGATTGAGAGCGATGCGATAAGTTGCGTAGTTAACCGTAATCACGGTTGATTTAGCGTGCTCAGGGGGAACGTTTAAAAGTAGGCGGTTCCGATTGCCTGGCTCGTAAATCATATTGGGGTGAAGCCACGAAGGCTCGCGTCCCTCTAATAGGTCAATCCAATCCAGATGATGTGGAAAGACCTTCTGGTCCAAAAACATCTCAGAGAACTGAGGAAAGGTAATATCTTCACGGGCTACGCCCATGGCTTTTAATGAACGCTCTTTAGCGTTTTCCTTTGCCTCGGCTAGGGCAGTAGCAAAGGCTGGGTCTCTCAGGCACCAGATACGAACCGTATCGGGTTTCTTGCCGTTTTGCTCCATAGCCTTATGGACAGACATACCCTCAGAAACCAGCGCCAAAACTTTGGCTTTAGCCTCTGCCGCCATAGCGGTACGAGGGTTATTGCTCTTCTGAAAAGTCACAGAACTGTCCCATCTGCATATAGTACAGACCAGTTAGTAACGGATAGTAGATACAGTCTGTAACGCAAGTTCCTAAAGAACTTGCTTAAGTATTAAAAGAAATAGTCTCTATATAGTATTAACCCGTTCAAACAGCCATTCCGAACGGTGCAAAGGAAAAAATCTTTTTATTTAATTAAAACTGTTAAGTAACGGCCTAAACAGGGCATAGGGATTGTACGGGAAAATCTTTATGGGAGATACTATATATAATTTACTACAGATTTAAACAGTCTAGGGTCAGAATTATCTGCCCCAGTACTGACAGTACAGGGTGTCTATACTGTACAGAGCGATACTGGACTGTAGTCTATCCGCTCGACCATGTCTCGCCCCCTATCCTGTTTATAATATAATTCCGCAGTGCTGGATTATAAATGAAAATCCTTTCTGCCCTGGCGATGGCTATGTCTTTAACCCTCGCAAATGCAGGACGTAAACCAATGGTCGTAATCTGTCCTATGCTTTGTGGTCAAGGACGACGCTCCCGCTATGTCGCCCTTGCCCCGCAAATCAAAGGCAGACCAGACGGCGATACAATTCCTGAGAATTGATATCACCGTCTTTTACTTATGACCCCTGTGATTTTATCTCCATCAGCAAAATAGCAAGCCTGCCTCACCATGATTCCCGTCACGCCCTTCTGGCATGACAGTAATCACAGTTCAGCCTGTGCTTGCCATTTCAGTCACGTTGTTCTACGACTGCCTGGCTGGCGTGCTGATGACGGCTCTCGATTTTGAGCATCAGAGGCTTGTCAAGCCAAACCTCTGATAAGAGCGCTCAAAATAGGCTGGCAGGCTAAAGCCTGCGTAGCCATTGCTCGAGCCTGAGATGGATGGGCGTTGCCCTTAAAATTTGGGGGTGGTTAACGAAAGGAAAGTACAATGTCTGATGAACTGACTGTCTCCAACCCATGCTACCAGTGCATGATTCAGATGGAACTATGTGTAGACTGCCAAGACCTACGGGACTCACGGGCGACTGACTTCGCCCATGACATGGTAGATGAAGGCAACCTTATCTACCCTAACCAATGGCACGGCATCACCGAGCCATCAGGTCATGAGTGGATAGCGCCCACCACTTTGGGCACATGGTATGACCCAAAGGCTGAGCGCGAAGAGTTCGTTGAACCTATCACCAACCTATCCGATAGGTTCTTTGAACTGGTCGTGGACTTAGGTCCACATGAAACCGTGTGCCAAGACTGCCACATGGTATGCAATAAGCACGCTGTATGTCCAAGTTGTAACTAACAATCCAAAGCAGACCTGCTCTGAACAAGTGCAGGAGCAGGTCTGCACAACAACACTACCAACAGAAAAGGAAACAAAATGAACACAGTCACATTCAAGAACAGCGTTATCAAGAATGTTGTTGACCGCAATGGTTTCTACACAGCAACCATCAACGACTACGAACAACTACCAACAGGGCGCATGATTTGCTCTGACTCCACTCGAGTAGTTATCTTCGACGAGAAGGTAATCTCAGAACTTCGAGCACTCAACTGGCTCGATGACCAAACTGCATACATCAACGCAGAAGGTATCGGTAACACTCGATGGGACCGCCGTCCAAACATTGACAACAAAGACCGCAAGCCAGGTCTCAAGCAGGTAGTACTCACAGCAGTATCACAGGCATAAACAATAGGCAGGTGGGGGCTTCGGCTCTCACCTGCCTATCTTTCCGTTTTATCGCAGGGCCAGTAACATCAACGGACAGTAGCGAGTTCATTATCTATCCAGAAAGGTAACAAAATGTTATTAGATTCCATGACCATGTTAGCAATACTGATAGCGTTGACTACAAGTATTGTAGTTATTACACTAGCAATCAGACAGAATATGTTATTGATGAGAGAGAATACAAATCTGCGCCGTGCTTTAAGAACGGAAAGGCAGGCGCGTAGTAACTACTACTACATAGACCCAGATGTAGCGAAGGAAGACCTATGGACAACCAAGTAAAGTATGCAATCCACAACTGCCACTCATGTGGCATGGATATTTTAGTAGATGTAAATAGAACAGCGCCCAGAAACTACTGCAGCCCATGTGCATGGGCAAAGTTAGGAGAAACAAACTATGTCGTACACAGTAAATGAAATAGCGGAGTTGAACGAGTCCATTGATACAGCAATAGCATCAATCAAAAAAGCCAACGCTATCCTTGAAGAGATGATGGCAACAGGCAGGATATACGTAGAGGAGGAGTAATGGAACTAGAACGTCCCAATACATGGTGGGCAATAGTTGAGCGTGAAGAAATTAACCAAGACTATGACATCAAAATGACAGATGAACAATGGGGTGTAATGGTACACAACCTAAATAAGGCTGCATACAATGCAATAGATGCAATCATTACTGAAGTTGTGGATGAATTACAATGACAGGCCCATACGTACCACCATATTGTGAAGTATGCGAGCAGTATAACTTTACATGTGATGAATGTGGACTATGCAAAGAGTGCGATGATTGCGAGGAGGATAATGAGTAAGTGTGCAACTTGCGAGCAGCCAAAAGATAACTTCAGTCAAGAGTGGGACTACCAACAGTGCCAATCTTGCTCAACACTAAACCCCGATTACTTAGACATAATGACAACGCTCAAGATAGTAAGACTTGTTGGAAGATACACACTTGAAGATGTGGAACGCATAAGTAACGGCGAGTTTACTAAAGAAGCAGTAGGTAGTTATGAACGCAACCATAGAAACATTACACTTAAAAGACTGTTGAAATTATGTGATGTATATGGCATATCAATTGATGCAGTTATTAGACACAGTATGTACGGAGACCAAATGCATGTAATGCAAAGGAGGAAAAATGGGCTACGAACCACCGCTTGAAGATGACATAGCACTAGACAAAGATATAGAAGAAGAGGAGGATGGTTACCAAGAACCAGACAGGATGTGGGGAGATGAATGACATTACATTCTTACCTCTCACACCACTACAGTCCTGGGTCTTCATCATTACAGTTTTCTATATCCTCTACAGATGGGTTGTTAGATGAAGAAACTATTCGCCTTGCTTACAGCATGGTATCTAGTGTTCTGGTCAATGCTGCCAGGGCACACGCCAGTAGCACAAGCAAAACCACACACCGAACCCAAACCTACAGAGATGAGCGAGTTCCATTGGACTCCCCGCGCTCTAAAGTTATATGCAAAACAGTTCATGCGAATGGCCTATCCCGATTGGAATCTATCGGAACATCGAGCACTCATGAAACTGTGGGGAAAAGAATCAGCATGGAATCCTAAAGCAGATAACCCAAACAGTTCTGCATTTGGTGTTCCACAACTGCTTAACCTTGACCCATCAACGCCAGCCCCGCTTCAGATTGAGCGGGGGCTGGCTTATATCCAGCACCGTTACGAAAAACCATCAGTCGCTTGGTCGCATTGGCGAAGCAATGGCTGGTATTAAGGACAAACAAATGACAGTAGGAATAGCAGAACTAACAGAAGTAAAAGAGTTAGCCAGAAAACTTTATGATGATGAGTTCGGTCCGTTTTATTTACTTGGCTACCTATGGGCAATGCTCACCCAAGAGCAACAACTAGATGTGTTGGAATCCTTCCAGCGCTATATCAAAGAAAAGGAAAGCAAATGACAATAACAGTAGAAGAAATCACAAACTACCAGAACATCTTGTTAGATGAGAATGGTAAAGAAGAACAACTAGTAGAGCAACGCAAGCGTTTAACAGACGCAATCTATACACAACTTGATTCAAACACAGCACCAGATGATGACCACATTGCAGAGATAACAGCAGGTGTCAACAAAGATATCCAGTTGCGTGACTTTGTATTAGGTCTACCATCTGAGCGTCCAATTGCAGCAGTTAATGCATACCTTGCATGCTTTATGGATACAGTTCCAGGTGAGTTCATTGCACCAATTGCTAGTATCTTGGCTGCAAATCTATACTCAATGGAAGATACATCAGCAAAGGATGTACTATCACAGGCTCTAGAGAACAACCCAAGTTATTCACTAGCCCAGTTACTTAATCGTGTATTCAATTCAGGCTGGCCAGCAGGTGCGTTCGTTGCTATGACATACGAACTACACCCAAAGGTCAAGGCTGGTATGGGTATCTAATCATGGGATTGGATATGTATTTGTATGCTCGCAAGAGCATTGCATCCATTGAATGGGAACCAGAAACACACAACAAAAAACTTAATGCTGATTACACAATCCTTGCCTCACTTGTAGGGGCTACAGATTGGATGTATAACCCAGATGATTTAGCCTTTGCATCTGTGTCCATTCAAGTTGGATACTGGCGCAAAGTTAATGCTATCCACAACTGGTTCATTCAAGAACTAGCAGATGGAGAAGATAACTGCCAGCCAATC